GCAATTGGTGATGATGCTCGTGGTGCCGGTATAGCAGGTACGGTATTCGGTATAACATGTAATATGACTGACCGCAGAACATGCCCCTTTGATGTTAATGATATTCTGTATATTTCAGACCAGGCAGGAGCTTTAACAAATGAGGAAGAATTAGGCACAGTTGTTGGTTTTTCGGCAAACGGGGCTCGTGGTGGACGAGTTCAAGTTTCGTATGTTCCAAACAGAAATACCGGGGCTGGTTTAGCAGCTAATCATACTAAAGGGAATAGTCAGCTTTATATTAAAATTGCTGATAGACAGGTCGCCCATACACGTGTAGGTACTGCTGATATTAATGTTAATACCACATCTCTTGTCATCCCAGCACCAACCTATAGAATGTCTAATATTGAGCTTGTCGTCCAGCAGGTTAGTCCGCCCGAAGCATACGTGAATGCTACCATGAAAGCAGCCCAAAGTGATAAAGGTATCCAAATGGATATCATGGCGTATGAACTGTATAGACACAATCAGAATAATGTTATAGGTCTACAGCAGATGGTTGTCCCCACAAGGATGACACGTGCAAAATCCCTATTTTCTCATCCACTTCCTGTGAATAGATTTAGGAGTTTAGCACAATCATCCTTCCAGGGTGTAGCTGATAATGCTACAACATACGAGTGGTTATATGGTACCAAACATTATCCCAGTCGTCTTGCCCCTCTTGACCGTTACAGTCTAACAATTGGTAATAGGGATAGGTTTAGACCCGAAGCATTACACACGGCTGAATTGCAGAAAGCTATTCTAAATGTGGGTGAAAAAGTGTTGTCACTCCAAAGAATTCCCGACCATTTCACTATAGCACGTGGTTTGACAAAATACGGTCAAGTCATGGATTTATCCCAGCAAACACTATCATTACGTGTGGACTATAATGCGAATGCCGTCCAGGTCAAACTCTTTAATAACTATGTCTATGGTCTACGCCGTATTGTTATTAATAAAAATGGAGTTCAGGCAATTAATTAATTTTTTAGTAATCCTCTTTTTTTTTATTAAAAATAATATTTATAAATTAATATATTTCTAAATATTATATAATATGTCCTTCAATATAGTTGATGTAGAGAAATTTGAAGTTTTGCCTAATAATCAGCCTAATAATAATACATATAGTTTTCGTGGTGGTAATCCCATTATCAGTATTAATGTTCCAGCACAAGCTAAACTACTCCGCCCAAGTTCCGTGCGAATAAATGGTCGTCTTCGTGTTATGACTTCGGCACGTGGTCTTCCTGACCCTAATAACATTAAAGCAGGGGGTGTCGTGGATATTAAGATCCCATCCCGTGTAGGTGTAAATGCATGTATACAGAATGTTAACATTTCATCGGAAGCCACAAATCAGACTTTAGAAAGTGTTAGACAATATGGACGTTTAGTTAACCACATTCTTTCTAACACTCATAGTCCCGACGATTTTCAGAATGAAAAATCAATTACCAATCTGTGTACCGCACTCCAGTCTACTACAGACAATCTCGTAATTGAGGATACTGACTTTAGCATCCCTCTTTACTGTGGTATGTTTATGGGAGGCAACCCTATTCCTCTTTCTGCTAATGGAGTTAATGGTCTTACTATTAATTTGGAATTAGCAAGTGATAACCAGGCACTCACAGGAGCAAATGCTGGAGATAATGCTGGTGCCTTTTACGAATTAAGTAATATTAGTCTTACAGGGGACTACCTTATCCCTGATGATAAGGGCATGTCACAGCTATCTGTTGCTGGTAGTGGTGCTTTCCAATACAATTCGTATTCGTCCCTCTATTCTGTTATAAATAGTAGCGATGCAACACAGACCTATAATTTAGCGAATTCTAATGTACTCTCTGTGGTTCATAGTTTCCTACCAGTTTCTCATAGTAACAATTACGCACAGAATTCATTTGCTAATGGTGAACTTCTTAATAGGGATGGTGCTGGAGCTTATAACCAAGGTGTAAACCTCACTAAAGTGTCCTTCAGTCGTGGTGGTGTAAAATTAGGTCTTGACTATGAGATGGATTGCACCACACAGTCCGCCCAGGGCAGACCTGAAACACAAATAAGTTTAAATGCGATTAATGCTTTCAAGGAATTTTCTAAAGCATCACGATTTCTAAATCAGCCACAGATGGATGGTTTTGGTGGACGTGACCTTATCCCATCGGTGGATGCATGTTTAGAACTTAACAACACTCCTCCCGCAGGAGCAGCTATTGAAACACGGTCGGGTCGGCAGACAACCCAGGAAATTGATGTCGGTGTGAGGAATTTCCTTATTGGTCTTGCTCTTGACCGTGTTTCTGATGTTGGTGTAAATTTCAAAGGGACATCATATTCTACACGTATTCAGAGTACTTTGGATGGGAATAGTCCGAATGCGATATTTACCTATGTATTAAGTAAAAATACCCTCCAATATAGTCCAAATGGTATCATGGTTATGTCTTAAAAAATAGCATTTTATAAAAATGTTTATAGTCATTTTTTTTTTATTAAAAATAATATTTATAAATTAATATATTTCTAAATATTATATAATATGTCCTTACCCGATATCTTGAATGTTAAGCCGTTGCCTACTATTAGTAATATGGAAATTGATACAGAAATTTTAGACCCTATATCCTCTTCTAACCAGGAAGTTGTATTTCAAATCCCCAAAAATGGTATTTTGGATGGTGGTTCCTTTGTGTCTTTAGCAGTTCGTGTTCCAAGCGGATTGGCGAATGCTTTAGTGAATGCTGATGGAAACTCAAATGCCTTCCTCCCTATGAATACTGGGATTTACGGGCTCATCAGATCCGCTCAACTGACTATAGGAAGTAAAGTGATTGCTTCAAATGATGATTTCGGACACTATGCAACGATGATGCGACAATTTGAAACTCCGGAACACCGAGCCTATGTGGAACAGGTTAAAGCTGGAAACTCTTTAGATAGATATGGTGGTATTGGTTCCGGTCGTCTTACTCCAAAAGATTTGGATGTTGTTACAGAAGCTAATGATAATACGGCACGTCTTGAAACACCCGATTTTATACGTCCTACTGATAATGATGCAAGTACCCCTGTTTTTAGTGTCCCTCTTTCATTTCTTATTCCTATGATGAGGTCAAGACAGCTCCCACTATTTGCTATTAAAGAACATGCTTATTTACGTATTCAGTTTAATTCACAGACAGCGGGTCAACGTGGTAATGCTACTTATGGTGCTATTTGCTGTTTTGGTGACATGAATGGTAACGGAGCTCCCCAGGCTCTCATCACTCCTGTTCCCAGTTTACCAAATATTAAATTTTATTCAGACCACCTTTACTATCCTGAAGCTATCATGAACCAAACTTTAGCACAGATTAATAGTGACAAAGGAATGAATTTTGTTTATGAGGATATGGTTCTGACTAATACACAGCTCCAGCAGGGAACCAATCCCGTTGCCCCAGCAATCAGTACAACAGCTGTTGAAAGACAGATCGCCGTGTCAGGTAAAACAGTAAGAAATATCATGGTTCAGCAGAAACCCGTTGGAATGGATAGTTCTGTTTTAGGTCAATACATTTCCCATACATCTACCGCTAATGATGACTATAATTTCCGTATTAATGATAGCAGATATTATGATAGAAATGTTGAAAATCCGGCACTAAAATATAATGAACTTGCAAAAGTTATTAATAAACCACTCCAGGTACCTTCCCAAATGTATTCTGCAAATGCTTCCAGTAGCAAACAGAGGGCGGATGGTCTACAGAGTGCTAATAGTGTCTATATTGGTGGTATAAATACACACGTCCTTCCTACAGGTGTAGCTGCATCTTTCGTCCAAGACCAGCTCTGTAGAACATCACATTATTTTGGTGTTGATTTGACAACCTCCGGATTTAATGTTCTTGGTAATGGTAAAAAAATTGGTGTCAAACCAATTTTGCTACAGTATAATAGAAAAAATACCAACAACGACAGAGGTGCTGTTGAAATGAGAATATATAGTAACGTTGAACGGGTTATGATGATTAAGGGCGGTGCTGTAATGGTTTCTGCTTAATTTCTCTTTCTATTAATTCTTTTAATTTTTTTATTCCGTTTTTTTTTATATAAAGTCTAACAAATCTACAATTTTTGTCAGAACAAAAAACATCCTCATGGCTTATGTCATTCATACAGACTTTACAATACATATTATTATTTATAATATAATATTTATAAATACTATATTATAATGTCTAAATTTGTCATTTTAGAATGTAACAGAGATAGAGCTATTGATATAAATAATTCAGATGAACTAACTGATACATTTAGAAATCGGTGGACTAATCAGGTATCCAGTTCGGGTATTGTTGTTAATAGTGGAGATATTTTGACTATAGACCAAAGTATTGTTAATGTAAAAGGTGCATCCACAGAAGTCATGGAATTTACCGGAAAAGATAATGTGAATGGAATTTGTGATAATAAAGCTGTATTAGAATGTGCCTTTTATATTAATCATAATGGGAAAAATACTTGCAATATGCCTATGGTTAATCATAGAATTTT